ACCTATCGTTATGGCAAAGTTCATATGACTGATAGTAAACTTAGAGATGTTCTAAACAATATACCAGACAAAATGCCACTAGGCGAATGGCGAGAACCACCACAGGCAATGCCAGATGATGTCAAGGCAGAAAGCAGTCTTGATGCATATCATAAATACTACAGAGAATACAAAAGGTCATTTGCAAAGTGGACTAACAGAGATGTGCCACAGTTTATGTTATGAGAGTTATATTAAAGTTGTTGTTTGGTTTGGGTGCAAGTGAGAAGTATGACCCAACACCAACACAACTGTTTGCAACTGCAATAGGATTACTTACTGCATTTTTCGGTTCGTTATTCATTATTGCTTTTGCAATATCGAGGTTAGTATCATGAGAGTATTAGTAGAATCTTACGGCGATGTAAGAATATTTTCAGAAAGGCCTTTTGGTTATAAAAGATATATTGTAGAATGGTCAGATGGCCGAACAGAAATTTTCAGTGGTCTATGGTATAAAGAAGATAAAGTGAAAGAGATTATAGAATGCCAACTTACGAGTTCTTAAATAAAGAGACAGGTCAGTTCGAAGACCACTTCATGTCTTATACTAAACTAGATGAGTTTAAGAAAAACAATCCACATCTATTACAACAGATATCAGCGCCACAAATTATAGGCGGTCATGGTGACAGAGTAAAAACAGATGATGGTTTCAAAGAGGTGTTATCAAAAATAGGTGATGCACACCCAGGTTCTGATTTACATAAGTCTCATGGCAGTAAAGATATCAAGAGAGAGAAGTCAGTTAATGTAATTAAAAAACATGCCGCTATACAGGCAAGGGATAAAAAATGACACAAGTAAAAACAGACTATCTAGAACTGCATGAGTTAGAGAACATAGATTTAAAAACAATTACAGTAGATGGTAAGAGATACTACACTGCTGAGGGTGCAGAAGAAGAACTTAGATATCCGAGTGTCACAACAGTCACAGGTCTTTATAGTAAAGACCAGATAAAGTTATGGAGAGCCAGAGTCGGTGAAGAGAAGGCAAACAAAATTACCAAACAGGCAACAACAAGAGGAACATCGTTTCACCAACATATTGAAGACTATCTCAGAAAGGAAAAAGAATACATCGAGTTTGACAATGTATTACAAGAAGGAATGTTCAAGGCTGTTCAACCTGTTCTTGATGAAATTATACCTATTGCTCTCGAAGCGCCTTTATATTCTAACCAACTTCGAATGGCTGGTCGTGTCGATTGTGTTGGTCTATTTAACAATACACTTTCAATCATAGATTTTAAATCATCGTCTAAACCTAAACAAGAATACATGGCGAAACAATGGTTCATTCAAATGACAGCGTATGCATTGATGGTTGAAGAACTTACAAACAAACCTGTAGAAGAGATTACTGCAATAGTAGGCATCGAGGGTTTAAATACATTTCAAATATTCTCATCTCATCCAGATGAACATATAGAAGACTTAGTTCAACTAAGACAACAATACGAGAATCTATACGGCATATGATAAACATTTACCACAATGATGTTCATAGAATATCAGTTGTTCATGACTTCGTATCAGCAGAAGAGTGCGAAGAGATTCTTAGATATTCATGGCAGAATCTAAAACCTGCAAATGTTGTGAGTTCAGATGGCAAGGGAAAGAAACATAAAGGTAGAACAGGTTCAAATACTTGGTTGAATCATGACACATCTCCTGTTATACTAGGAGTTGCAGAAAGAATTTCACAAATGGTTCGTATGCCTTTAGAGAACGCAGAACCTTTTCAGATAGTTCACTATGATGTTGGTCAACAATACGATTATCATTGGGACAGTTTTGATAAAAGTGATAATGAGTATAATGAAGATTATATAAAGACAGGCGGTCAGAGATTGTTGACCGTTTTAGGATATCTACGAGATGTCCCAAAAGGTGGCGAAACAGGATTCAATCGATTGGGTCTGAATGTGCAACCTAGAATGGGTTCAATCATCGTATGGTATAATTGTAAACCAGAAACTAATGAGAGAGATGAATGGTCTCAACATGCAGGTTTGCCTGTATTAGAAGGAGAGAAGTATGCTTTCAATCTTTGGTTTCGTGAGGAGAAATTTAGTAATGATAACTAGAAAAGAATTTACAGAACAAGTAGAAAAATTACTTGTAGGTAATAGAACAGACATCATGAGTGCAATACTCAAAGTATGTGAATTAAATAATGTAGAACCAGAGGGTGCAAAAAGACTGTTATCAGTTCCGTTGAAAGAGAAGTTGACTGCCGAGGCAGAGAAACTTAAACTCATCAATAGAGAGAAAGCAAGTCGTGGGTCACTTGAAAGTTTTATATCATAAGGAGAAATTATGAAAAAAGGTGATATAGTATCAGTAGTATGTATGAGTGGCGAATACATTGGCGAACTCATAGACAACTTACATGGCATAGAGTTGAAGAATCCTAAGATGATTGTTCAAGCGCCAGATGGCGGTATGGGCTTTGCAAAAGGTGTAGCAGTCACAGGTCAAATAAACCCTAAGTCAATGCACATAAACAATTATGTTTTTGCTTGTGAAACAAATGAACAAGTTGCTGAAGCATACAGAACATCATTATCAGGTATCGAGGTACCTAAAAAGAAAAAGATTATAGTTAATAAGTAATGTCGAGTCGAGAGGGATTTGATAGTTATCAATTGTATCTTGCAGTTAAGTTGCATTTCAATTCTAAAGACTATGACTTTGTGCAATACAATGGCAAAGTCAAAGCAGACTTAAATGCATTTATAAAAAGAAAAGACAAGTATCATTTTGGTAAACTTGCTAGACTATACAAAGAAGAATTACGAGACTTCTATGTTGCCAACCTATCTCAGAAAGATATGTGGGTTGGCGACTTACTAGAGAATGAGGCAAAGAAAGTGTTTACAGAATGGAAGAAGAGAAAACAAAAACTATCACACATGTTTGAACAAGAAGTATCGTCATTACTTGAAAAGAAAACTATACAAGAAGTTCTTACAGTTTACAATGGTCAACACCCATATCTACTAAAACAGTTTCTAGGTAAAAAGATATCTATCGAGACTATGTGTATACTAGACATAATTACAAACTATAGTGGCAATTGGAACAAACTGATTACTGAGACTATTGTTTATCCAGATGTATGGACAAGAATAGACAAATACAAAACATTCATGCACTTCGACCATAAGGTGTATAAAACAAAACTAATAGAACTATGCTCTATCTAATAGGAAACGGACCAAGTAGAAAGAATCTAGATTTAGAAACACTAGACAACTGGTGGGGCATGAACATGGTGTATCGTGACCATACACCAGACTTACTGTTTGTGCAAGATGTCGCACCACAGAATGAAATGATTACAGACCAATACTACAAGAATCATCCTGTATGTGTAGGTGAATGGAATGAGATACCCATGGAGATGTGGGACATGATGAAACACGGACTGCCAGGAGAAGTAGTTGAAAATCGAGTCGAGGGTGATGATAGATTTGTAGTGCAAGGAGAAGATTACAGAGGTGAGGGACAGAGGACTTATATGATTGGATATTCCTATTCCCATGTAAGCAACATAGTTATATATACAAATGAATTGCTCAAGAACACCTTTTGTGGAATATATGCATTAGGTTATGCAGTTCATCATGGTCATAAAAAGATATGTTTAGCAGGATATGATTCATTACAGTTTGGTGATTTACAAAACATATATGGTCCAGATGATTGTTATACATACAACGAGACTTATACAGAACAGAACTCAGGTGTGGGAAGACCTCAACAGGCACAATTTGTTGCACTGTTGGAACACATAAATAAAGAGTATCCAGATGTGGAGTTATATTTTAAAAACCCCATTGACGGATTCGATAGAATCGACTATAATGATATTATATCTCGATTCAATATCGAAGATAAGTGGGTTCTTGGCACGGCGTGCTTTGAATCTGAATTATAATAAGATGCGATACAATGCGATACGAATACAATAGGAGAATACAATGTCAACATCTTTAGATAAGCTTAGACAGGCAATGGAGTCTGCATCACCAGCTCAAGGTGATAAAAAATCCTACAACGATGATAACTACTGGAAACCAGAACTCGATAAGAGTGGCAACGGATACGCAGTAGTTCGTTTCTTACCAACACCAAGTGACGAAGAGATGCCATGGGTATCTTACTTCGACCATGGATTTCAAGGTCCAGGTGGATGGTATATTGAAAAGTCTTTGACTACCATTGGTAAGAAAGACCCTGTAAGTGACTACAACACTCAGTTGTGGAACACTGGAATTGAAGCAAATAGAGAACAGGCTCGTAAACAGAAGCGTAGACTTCATTATGTGTCAAACATCTATGTTGTTTCAGACCCTAAAAATCCTGACAATGAAGGTAAAGTCTTCATGTATCGTTATGGTAAAAAAATCTTTGAAATGCTAAAAGAGGCAATCTCACCTGCATTTGAAGATGAAAGTGCTATCAACCCATTTGATTTAAGAGATGAGGGTGCAAACTTCAAAATCAAAATCAGAAAAGTAGATGGTTACTGGAACTATGACAAATCAGAATTTGATGCACAAGCACCACTTTTTGATGATGAAAATCAGTTGAACGATATAAATAATTCAACTCATTCATTGACAGAAATTATTTCACCTGAACAGTTCAAAGGCTATGATGAACTAAAAGAGAAACTCGACAGAGTTCTTGGTCTTTCAGGTGGCGTAGCAAACTCTACTGCTGAATCAGTTGCAGAAGACATGGAAGAAGTGCCATGGTCTGGTGTAAATACTGAGACAGTAGCAGAAGAACCTGTAATCGCATCAGCCGAATCTTCTACAGTTGGTGATTCAGAGGAAGACGAAGCGATGGATTACTTTAAGAAACTTGCCGCTGAGTAAGTTTCTACATTAGGGTGTAGTTGTGTTTATTAATGTGTCCTTGAAAGCAACTACAGACTTCGGCCGTGGATATGGGGGTATCGAAGTAGGGGAAAGGTTATCAGCAAAAGCAAGCGGGATAATCGGTGAAGAGCGGGTTGCTGTAAGCGTAGGGGCGACTTCACAC